TATGTAGAAGACATCTTATCCATAAGAGTATCTATTTCACGCTGGGCATCTTCATAAAGAGTTCTTCCATTAAACTCAAGACCACCTGGAAGTTTAACTCCTTGGAACTTAATTAGATTTTGTCCCCATTGTTTTTTAATTAACGAAGTTGTATACTGCTTTAAAAAGTTATCATTCCAAACTAAAGAATACTCCGTGGGATCCATGAGTCTATCACAATCTATTATCAAGTATTTACCAGCAGTAAGTTGATTATAGTCAACATCTAAGTATAATCTTCCTTGTCTTTTATTAAATCTAATTTGTTTTTGTGTTGTAAGAAGAAAATCAATATCAGAGAGATATGATTTTGTCATCGAATATGTAAGAAGATCTAAGGCACCCCAATGATAAACATCATTTAAAAATAATTGATATTTTATGCTAAACATTCCAGAAGATAAAGAATTTTCACCTTCAAATTTAAATATTTTTCTAACACCTAAAACGTGTGGAGGTAAAGGAATGTAATTTGAATTTTCGTGATAATCATATCCACTTTGAGAAGTTGTTGCTATTCCAACACCAGAAGGTGGATTTGCCTTCCCTCGATCAATATCATCTTGTGTTATTTGATATTTTAAAAATGTAGAATAAGATCCATCATAACAACGCTCATTAAAAAGTTGCAAGGCATCATCCACAAGATCCTCTATCTGCTCTTCAGCAACGTTAATTTCCAAAACAGGAGCACCAAGTTTTCTCAAGCAATAATCAATAAATTCTTGTCTTGTGGAGGGTTGTGCCATTAGATTTTATTATTATTATACTACTATTTATTTTGTATTAAATATTTTAATAAATCTTTTATTTCTCCAATATCATTCTTTAAAACATCTAATTCATTTTCCATAGATTTCATTTTACTAATCTCTTCGTAACGTTTTTTATATTTTTCAACATATGTATTGTATGCTTTCTCATTTACATTAACAATTCCATTTGAAAATGAATCTCTAACAATATCAGTTCTTCCCTTGATAATTTTATGCTCATCAAGGGAAAAATCTTCAAATATATCAACCGTGTCTTTCTGTTCTTCCATATTTTATAATGAAGGTTTAAGTGTAGCAATCGCTCTCAAATCTTTAACATAAGGAGGATCTGCTTGATTTTCGGATGCCATAATAATTTTTATCGAGAATCCAGTAAAATCTTCCAAATTATCAATGGTATATTCATAATCTTGATATTCCGATGAAGAATTATCATTTGATTTGACATCTTCTGATCCATCATTTTTGGATGCATCTACAACTCTTAAAATTCCACTAGAATCTTCTTCGTAATTTGAATATCCAGGGAATGGTTCATAGTTAGATTCTCCAGATGGTGAGTCTTTTCTGAATAATTTGTATAAGACTCTTACATCATTTTCTGTACTTCTAGCAGATTTAAGTAATACTTTCAGCGAATTTGCAGGAAGTTTTAATGATATTGGTTTAGATATGTAAATTGCAGTATGTTCATCGCCACCACCTCTAATGTAATCAACATCTGCAAACGAAGAGTCTTCTCCTATTCCAGCTGGGGCATTAATAAGATTTGATGTTAAGATTACCCCAGTAGTTACATCATCAATGATGGGAGAGACTCTACTATCTTGTGTGGTTAAATCAAATTCCATCGAAAGACTTCTGTTTCCAGGAACACCAGAGTCTTTAAGATTTTCTTTTTCATTAATTACAGAGGCAACTAATCTTGGTGTTGGGAATTTTATAGCTTCAGAAATCGACATACTCTCAAATCCTTGATCTTCAAATGAAACCTCATTGCCATCAATACTAGTTCCGCTAAAAGTGCGAACTTTAGTTGTTATGTTGGTCTGTGATGGTATTACATGAGCGAAGTTGGGAGTTAGAATTTCATATGGTATATTTGTAGAAACTATAGAACCAGAATCACCCAATCCTTTAGTTTCATTAAATGTCATGTTAGAACCTAAAGGAAAACCAATAGTGTTATCAAATTCGTCTGTATCCGAAGAATTTATCTTCAGATAGAAAGAATTAAGTTTTGTTTTATGTATTTCTTGGTTAACTGATCCCATTGGATGAATTTTATTAATTCTTCTCAATGAAACTCCATTAAATTCATATCGGTAAACTGGGATATTTGTAGCATATGGTTGAGACTCAGTTCCATCAACTCCTCTTTGAATTGTATCCGGACCTCCACCTAAAGCAGTAGAAGTATAAGTTGTATAACCAACAACTTCAGTTCCAATAATTACATATCCTGGATTTGAATCTGTAACTGCACTTCCTTCAAATATCTCAAAACCTGTTGTATCACCAATATCTATTATATTATTTTCAGTTGATGTAATTGAGTTTGTTAAGACTGAATTTGGTTCATCTTCTTCCGGTCTAACATTACTAATTCTTACGAGATTTTGAGATGAATGATTTCCATGATTTAAAACGTCCAGTCTAATATGCGCTCCATCATAAAAGGGATCTTGGATAACACCATCAGATTTAAGTCTAGATCTATTTGTGGTGACATAAGTTCCAATTCCGCTATTTTGTAAATATAAAATGTCACCAGATCCAAAGAAAGCTGCTGATGTTGCAGTTAAAGTATTTCCTTTTTCGATGTTATCGACTATAAGTGTATTTCTTATAGAAATATTATCAACTAATACTTCACCTCCGAATCCAACATCAGTTCCTATTGAAGGAACTTTTAAATAATCACCAACGTCATAACCGTATCCACCTGACGTTATATCAATACTTACTATTTTTCCATCAGTTACTTTTACATTACCTACAGCACCAACTCCAGATCCCGAAATAGTTTCCAATGAAACATCATCAAATGTGAATGTTCCAGATGCTGGCGTATATCCCACACCAGCATTTGTTACTGTCACACCAAATCCTGTTGATATGCTTCCCCCAACACCGACTAATTTTCCTTTGGCGTTACCAGGTTGGAATATTGTAACACCTGGAACAACTTCGGGTTTTATATTTTCACTTCCTTCAAGTCTGAGTACATTTTTCTTAGATAAAGTAGTAATTTGATTTTCACCGAGAACAGAAACTTTTCCATTTTTTAGTCCAAGAAGTGGATTAAAATATCTAACTGTTCCAGACTCCACAAAGTCTGCACGATACAATTTATACTTAAGATCTTCCAGTTGGGTTGGAGTCCAAGTAGATCCATTTTGAGATTTGAATAAACTACCAAGTGTTGGTTGAGCTCCTATTTTAATATTTGTAATTATGTCATTCTCACCAAGTCTAGAAATAAACACCCTATAATTTGAACTATTAGATAATAGAACAACACAATATTCCGCGCTTGTATCACTTGCTATTGGTGCTCCTCTAACTTCCTGTGCTTGTGGTCCAGAAAGGTATATCGGAGATGCAAAAGTAAATCTAGTAGGAACAGATCCATCAACTGACAAGTTAATTTGGGATGGATCTAAAGTTATTTCGGAGAAAGGAAATACCGTTGTTGTAGGTGTTCCATTTTCCATTGTTCGCAACTGCATGGTTACGGGAAGAGATTCATCCTTTGTTTCAAAATAAACATCTACACCTGTAATAAAGACTCCTGTTTCATCTTTAACATAGAAAGATTGTGCAAGAGGATCCCAAACCTCCCAATTTCTTACAAGTCTTCTGCGTCTACCTCTTATTCTAGTATTTGTTATGGCAGTTGTATTTGTTCTTACATTAGTAATTCTGGTAGTATTAACATTTCTTGCTGGTGTAATAATTATATTTCTTGTGGTTGTAATATTTCTTTGGGTCACATTTGTTATAGACGAAGAAGTAAAATCTTCTTCTGCTGAACTTTCATTTACAACATTACTATCACCAGACGCAACTTCCGATAATGATGGTGTATCTATCACAGTAAATGTGTTTTCTCCATTAATCCATTTTGGATTTTCTTGAACTTTTGGATCAGGAACAAATAAAGAACCAATCAATCTTCCAGAATTGTCTGAAACTAGTCTTATATTTGTAATTCTAGCAACAGCACCTGAAGTTTTACCAATTACTTGCATGTTTACGGCAACTTCCCCATAAAAGTCAATCTCAGAAGAAAGTTCGAGTGCTCTAGTGTCTACATTAAGATAATCTGATGCTTCTGTATATGCAACAGGTGGTTCAGATTGTCTATAGGGTATAAAACTAAAAGTTTCCGTTGGAGAACTAAATGGGCCAATTTTATGATTCGGATTGCAAAGTCTAAATCTTATTTTTTTAGCAGTAAAGTGTGGATCACTTTCTACAGTTTCACCTATTTGGAATTTTCCGGAAACCATTTCAATTTCTAATAATTTGGGGACAATATATCTGGATACATCAATTCCCTCAAAGAAAGAGTAAAATCTTGTTCTTGGTCTAAGACCCTTAACATCAAATTCTATATTTCTAGATCTTAAAAATCTAGTTGGTTCTGTAAAATTGGAAACTTGCTCATCAACTGTAGTTTCTTCTCTTATTTGCGGTGGTATTACCGTAGTATTAGTAGTTCTTGTCGTTCTTACTGTTGTGGAAACAGTTCTGGTTCTTCTATTAGCTACTTCACCTGGAGCAAATAGCATGAAGAGTTGGAAATTTCTTCTTCTATTACGTATTCTCGTGATAAAACCTTCAGCAACGTCTCTTGGGAGAACTCTTCTTAAGAAAACAAATTCTGCTCCAGTAAGATTACCTCTACGAACTCTAAATTGAATTGCTTGTCTTCCATTTTGATTTACAATTCTACTACTGAGTCTTCCAGTTCCTCTAGTTAAAAATCTTCTAAGGTTAACGCCAGATTGGAAGAATCTTCTTCTATTCCACCATCTTCCTCTTCTTACCCACATTCCTCTAGAGTTTATCCATCTTCTCCACCATATACCTCTTTGAGTTACAACTCTATTACGAAATACTCTTCTATTTCTAGTAATATTATTAGTTACAGTTATGTTTATATCTGGGAGTGCTGGAAGTGTTTCCGTTCTTGTTTGGAAACTTCTATTTACAATTTCACGCTCTTCTATCCAACTGTCACTTGGGGGATTTAAAGTTATTGTACCCGTCCAATACTTAACCAAAAACGGTGTTACACTTTCAGTTCTTGTTGCATATGGTTGATCAAAATATTCTTGATCTTCATAATTTAAAGTGATTAAATCTCCAGTTTTTCTAATTCCATTAGAACCCAAATCAGTGACAAAATCGTGATCAAAATTTTCTTTGAATGTTGCACCTACACCAGATATTACTTCAGATCCCAATTGCATATCTAATGCAGTTGTATAGTGAGTTGGTCTTAAAACATTTTCTACATCATCAATTGCACAACTGTAGTCTGGATCTTCTTCATCATGAAGAGCAGTATTTTTGAAAGTGTCAACAAAAAATCCACACTTAAATCTATCTAATCCAGTTTCTGCGTCTTGAATTTTTAAATTTTCTGTGCTAGTTTCTAATGCAGTTAATATTGTATATTCTTCCAATCTTCTAATACGATCTTCAAGAAGACCAATATCTTGCATTGTATATTTTTTGTGATTTTCAACATCAACTTCAATACTATCTACATTAAAAACAAACGGCGGAAGATTGATTGTTGCAATTTCCAAACATCCATCAGGAGTTTCTGGTTCTATTGGAGATAGGGATGGTTCACCTTGCAATACTCCAAATGAACCATTCGGATTTAAAATTATTTTATCAACTCTACCAACATAATATTTGTAACAAACTTGCAATAACTCATTTGGCGCTAATATGTATTTTGCATATTGACCTTGCCCAGAAAAATCTCTTTGATAAAATTCAAATGGAGACCTATTTGATGACAAATCATACTTAGAAACCCTTGCTCTTAAATCTATATAATCACTATTTCTAGTGTCATCAAAGATGGGAACATCATATTTATAGTTTTCTGGATTATAACTGTTTGCAGTAAATAATTCTCCAGTATCGCTAGAGTCTACAGAATAATTTTGGAAAACAATTTTTAATGATCTTTTTGGAGGATCAACTTTACTCTTACGAATAATGCTACTATATCCATAGTAAGAATTTGTTTGACCATCATCAAATTCAAAATTTTGAGTAATATTTTTAGAACCAATAGTTATTGCTGTAATATTTGTTTTAAGAGTAGATTTTTTACCTAATATTACCTCACCTTCTATAAAAGTTTTAGAGTTTAAATAAACAAATTCTAAAACACTTGTATTTGTTTTCTCAACAAGTATACCTATAGCTCCACTGGATTCACCTACAATATACTCACCTAAAACATAACTTTGAGCATTAGTTCCACTAATCTGTAAACTAGGTAAAATTGGTAAAGATGAATCTGATGATTCAAATATAGCAAGAACTCTAACTGCGTCTGGAACATTCAGTGAAATTTCTTCATCTTGAATTCTTGTTCCATAAACTCTACTAAAAGTCAATCCGTCTTCTAAACTTTCAATTGTTGAACCAGAACCAGAAAACTTAGATCTTGATACATTTAAAACACTTACGGAATTAAATTTTTTAGTTTTTGAATTTAATTTAAAGTTAGTTACAGTTGCTATTACATCTGCACTTCCACTTGACTGAGATAATCCGACAAATTGAGCAGATTTTCCAGTACTATCGATATTAAATTTATCAAATCTAATTACTTCTATCGAACCATCAGAATAGTTAATAACGTATCTATCTTCATCAAAAGAAGCAAAAAATACATCTTCATCTGCAGGATCTATAGAAATAGTTACAGTTGAATTTACAATAGTTACGTTTTTAAAAGATATTCTCTGAGTAATTGTATTTTCTTCAAAATCAATGCTAGAAATATTTTCATTATTTAATCTTGTCAACAAACTTTCTTCTTCTGGATCTCCATAAAGTGAAGAAGAAACTTTTTCTACATTTGTTACCTCTATCTCAAGATCTCCACCATAAAAAGTAGAACCATCAATATAATCAGTTACAGTGGATACTCCAATAACCTCAAAAGATCTACCATTAGAATTTATCGAGACAACTTTATTATATGTTGGTGGTATTCTTCCATTTGTTGATTCTGGTGCGTTTGGATTTGAATATGAAACGATATCACCAACTTTTAAATTTGTAGTTATATCTTTTGGTGTTGCTGTAGATATTGTTGATATTCCAGTCGCTAAATCTGTTACTGTAACTTTAAATAATGTTCCTGCCGGAGCAAGTGATGATGTGTTTTCTAAAATTACATCAGCATTAAAAGAAGAAACAGTTTCTACAGTATCATCAGAAAATACTGATTTTACTTGAGATAAATCATAGTCAGTTATACTATCAATTAACCTTCCTTGATCTATTCCATTTACCGAAAAACCTTCATTCTTTGCAAATTTGCCATTAACCTCATATAATCTTACACTTGTTATACCAACTAAAGCTTCTCCTCCAGTAGAACTTGTAACTCCACCAAAATATTGAATTCCACTATTAATTGCAGAAACATCCAATAAAGTATATGTGTTTGCAGTCGGAGTTGTATCTATTATAAATCTTTTATTGAAATAAGAATTACTAGTATCAAAAATGTAAATTTCATCTCCCGGATTAAATCCATGAGATGTTGAATTTACAGTTGGAATTGCAGTTGATACTACAAAATCTGCTGCACTGAGATCTAAAGTGGAAATATCAGATGGTAGTGAACTAGCATCATTATCTAAAGAACCATATATTGATGCGTTTGTATTGAAATTTACTGAAAATGTTCTTCCAATAGATGCGCTTACAGTCAAAGGACCTCTTTTTTCATAACTTAAATAATTTGAAGCGTCTACATCGGATATGTTGTCTAAAAATACTACATCTCCAGGAGACAAACCAGTATCGACATCTAGAGTTAATTCTGCCAAGTCAAAACCAGTCTCAAATTGAATTGTTCCAATTCCTACAGATGGGAATGTTATTGTTTGTATGTCTGCTTTTGGCGAAACATCTAATGCATGTCCAGTTGCATTACTTTTAGATCCTCTGAAGAATGATGGAGAATATACTGGAACAGACTTTAAGAAATTTAATTTAGTAAATGTTTGAACATCAAATAATCTAAGATGCATCCTACTTAAATTATTTTCATATGAACTCTCAGGAACAAAATCATATACTCTTGCTAATCCTATTGTTGTTCCGGAAGCAACTGACTTATCTAATCCCAATCTATCTGTCATTAAACTTACAGTTAGATTTGTTCCTATTCCAATAGGAGGTGTTCCATACGTATTATTAAGTACTACTAAGTTACCTGCGGTATATTGAACTGTCTCTTTGGTGCAAGTGTCGGTATCTCTTGGTTTTTCAACATCTAAAAGTCTAGAAGATACTGTCTCTACAACATATCCACCAATATAAGCCTTTCCTGGACCAATTTGGTATACAAATTTATCTTCCGTTGGCGTTTCTCCACCAACAGTAGACTGATCTTCAAAATAAATTCCATTATTTAATAATCCGTCATTGAGTCCATCTCTTACATTTACCGAAAATGGTTTAACAAAAAAGTCACCGCTTGTGTCAGAAACGGCTTTTGCGCTTTCCGTTTTTGCTGTTAGTGCTGGTTTCGTTTCATCTCGATTTACATCAGGAAATATTGGAATACCATCGACAACTCTCATTAATTCAACGAAATTATCAATTTCGGTATCAATTAATTCTTTCTTTGCTAAAAATAATTCAAATTTTAATCTATCTGCCCCCGGTGCTGTATAATTTGAAAAATTTCTTGCATTATCATAAAGACTTTCGTCTTCATCTGAAGTAACAATTCTTTCTACGATATCAAATCCAACTTTATATGAAGATTCTGTAGAATATTGATCTAAAATTAAATTTTGAGCACCAAAATTAACAAAAAATCCCCTAATAAATGCTACACCTTCTGAAATACTTACCGATGAAGATTCTGATGTTGAATTTATACTAATTGTATTAAGAAACTCTTGATTTTGTTGAATTACGAATTTTTTATTTTCTCCATACGAAATTGAATCTAACGAAAGTAAAGTTTCCCCATCTTGAAATCTTTTAATATTAAGTTCTTCTCCACCACTCTCTAAGTATTTTACATATAATGTATAATTTCCCCTTTCTGATTCAGAATTTGTAATTAAATCATATATTTCTGCTGTTACTCCACTATTCAATCCTTTTATTTTTTTTCCTTTCAATTCAGAAAAATATAAATTGATTGGAAGACCATTGAATGATGGATCAATTTCTACAGCATAAGTTGGATTATTGTAACTTACATTCCCAGGAATTACAATTTCACCTTCTTTTAAAAATTTGTTGCCAAAATTTTCAATTTGATTCTGGAGCATTGACTGTAAAGTAGTCAATTCCCTTGCTTGAATGGGATATCCGGGTTTAAAAAGCACCCGGTAATAATCCTTATCTTTATCAAAATCGTCAAAATATGGAGATACGTTGAAATTGGTTTCCTGGGGCATGACTTTTTAAAATTGCAAAATAACTTTAATATCTTCTTTTTGATTCTGAGACCTTGTTATTGGGGGTCTATTATCAACATAAATTAGATCTCCAGAATATTTTTTAACTTCTGGGTTAGATACGCCTTCTACAAAAGGCTGACCAACATAGTATGTCCTATTATTTATTGTGGTACTTATACCGGGTTCTAACGAAGTTCCAAATGTAGTATCAATTGGTATGGTTGATAATTCACCGATAATATTTACATTTCCACCTGTTATAAAATCAGGATTTGCTGTAAATTCAATTACCTCAAATCCATAAGTTGATGTAGATTGATCACCTAAAAAATTAAACCCATAATTGGTTCTATCAGTCCAATACTTTAATATTCCAGTTGTTGAGTCGTAAGAAATGACTCTACCAACTGCAGTTAAACCGGCACCAACAGTTTGAGTAATAAAACTATCTGCGTTAAATGTAGCATCTTCAAATCCAGTTCCCAATTTTAAGGCATAAACAGCACTTGCTTTATCTTTTGTCAGCAATTCATTAGATCCAAATGATTTTGGATTTGCTAATATTCCTATTTGGGAAATTTGGTTTCCTATAATAAAATCTGGGTCTTGTTCATCATTCTCTAATCTACTATAAACTAATACACTTGTAGATCCCAATTCTCTGTATATGTCAGCTCCGTGACCACCTTTTGGTGGAATAACAACTTCAAATGTTGGGATTACAGTTGCTCCACTTACTGGAAATCCACCTGCTTCTAAATCAACCCTACCAAAAGTGTAACCATTTCCACCATTTGATATAGTAACACTCTCAACTCTAGAGTCATTATTCACTACGATAGTGCATTGTGCATTTTCTCCATCGCCTTTAATTGGAATATTACTGTAAATTCTATTAGGTATCCCTAATCCCTCACCTCTATTTTTAACAATAATGGTTTTTAATTGTCCACCTTCTGCAGCATTATCTCTTATTAATGCAACATCATTATTACTATCCCAATTTTTTGGAACGGGAATGTATTGAGTTGAATCAAATCTAATCACATCAGAAGGATTAATTGTATACAAATATTTCCATACATATCCGTCTCCACTATTTCCAGCAGATCTCGGTTCCAAATCTGTAAATCTTGGTTCGTCTAAACTTGGTTTTCCATTTGGGTTCTCGGGATCTTCTCCATTTTCCAAACAAATATAAACTCTAAAATCACTAGTTACTACATAATAATTTGATGTATATAAAGATGTTGAAGAAGATTGATTTGCTAAATTATCTCTATTAATATTATTACGATACCTATCGTAAATAACACCAGAAATCCACTCTACTTTTCTCACAACTTGTTTAACATCATCTGCTTTAATTTTTTTTAAAGCAATCATATTATCCCAAGAAATATCCTCTTGATCAAAACTATCTTTGGGCGATGGTGGTGTTACATCCCAAGTAGTGCTGTAGTCAAAAGGATTTGGAAGTCCAACAAAGGTATAAAAAGAGTTTGATGGATCCGAAATCGTTTCCAAAAAAGTCTTTGCATTCAGTATTCTTAATTGGTCAGTAATGATTGCAGCCATCTTTTTTTGTTTTTATACTTATTTATTACATAACTATTATTATATATTAGTTTGGTGTATACCCTTCAGATTTTAGAGGATTAACTCTGAGTATTGTTGGGGAAGAATTAATTCCGGAATCCCCATTATTGTAAAATCCAAAGTCTTGAGGTAATGATCTATTCATACTAGAAATTCTTCCCCATGAATAATTTCCAAAATATTGTGCATATGTGTATCCAACACCAGGACCTCCACCGATAGTTCCTATAAATCCACCACTTTCAACATCAATTCCATTATAACTCTGGACAGGAACAGTAACCCTAACAATATCAGTTCTTCCAAATCCAACAGTAAGACCTGGAACTTCTGTTCTGGCGATAGAAACTGATGATACATTGTAAACTCCATCTAAGAATTTGTCACCATTGAATAAAATATCGGTAGTTCCATTATAATATGAAGTTATGCCATATCCAATGTCAGTTCCATTACCAACGTTAGATTTACTAACTCTAAAGAAATAATTTTCTTGTATTGTAGATTCTTTTACTTGTGTTCCTACAATTGATTCATCTCTTAAGAAAGAATCTTCAGTTATATACAACTCGAATACAAAATTGTTTTCCGATGATAATGTAGATGTTGTTCCTATACCAGTAATCCATCCAAAGTCACCTTCATATACAACATCTTCAATTACTTCATATTTTGTTTTTGGTGGAGAAATTAAAACTTTTAAAACTTGGTTTGTCGTATATCCATATCCAGGATTAGTTAAATTAACCCCAGATATAGATCCATTTGTTATTTCTAAAGTAGCTTGTGCTACCTCAAATACTGTTGTTCCTATTCCTGCAAAAGCAGGAGAAGAGAATGAGATGTCTGGTGGATCAGATGAGGTATATCCACTACCAACATTTGAAATTGATACACTACTAATTCTTAAATCATTTCCAACGAAAGCATTTCCGGTCGCTGTAACCTCTTCATCATTTGAAATAATAATAATATCATTTTGAGGTCTCTTATTAATTCCCACATCTTCATACTCATCATCACTGTCGAAAAATGTTCTAACATTTTCAACAAAAACTTCCTCAGTTCCAATTCCTAAAGGTTGAATTACCTGTGTTTTAGATAAAATTTGAGGTTCATATGGCGATCTTGATTTACCTACAACGTTTCCATCAATCACTTTATCAACCAACTGTTTACACCAAGTTATCGGTCTTTCTAATTGATTGTCCTCAGTTACCCCTGGTGTCGAATATACATTAGTTTCTATAGTATCAGTTGATCTTATATCTGTCACTACTCTAGGATCTTGCTGTAAAGATATTACATCTGCATTGACAGTAACTTCATCACCTATCTTAATTGTTTCGAGAATGTCAACTAATCTAGTATCAACTTCTGTAGTTCCGTAATAAAATATGATTACACATTTATCACCCTCTTTGGGTGCTTCTAAAAATGTTAAAATACTCCCACCCTCAAAAGAATACGATTGATTTGGAATTTGGTATATATCATTTATGAAGACTAATAAATTATACTCAAGTTCTAATGTCGATCCCGGTCTTGCTCTTAATGTTGTTTGTAAACCATTAAGTCGTATTGGAAATTCCACTCGTTTTCCATTAAACAATCTAGATATATCATCAAAAACAACAAGATCTCCAAATACATAACCTGCAAATTCATCAGTAAAGGTTCTATCAACGCTAATTAAAAATTCCTCAAAAATATTACCAACTGTAATATCATACACATAAGCAACTCCAGAAGTTCCAATTCCTGTAGTTGATATTTCATCATATTGAGCACCAACTATAATTGATGTTTTGTCTGGTGATATTGCCACAGAAGAACCATAATTATCATTTAAATTATTACTATAAAATCCAGTAGTAATTCCAATGTTAACAAAATCATTTCCAAGATAATTTCTTGTTCTTCTTTCGTAAATATAGGACAGACCTGTAGAATTTTCTAAATCTGGTCTTTCGTCATTTTTAGCACCAACAACAAGAACTTCTCCATCATCGCTTAAAGATATTGAATTTCCAAAATCATCATCATCTTCCGTAGAATATATTCCTTGTAATTTAGAAATAAGATAATATTCACCTTCAATTTTCTCATAAACATATACTATTCCACTTGTTGGTTCTCCTATTGCTGTCTTGTCATCGACTGCACTAACTGCAACTATTTCTCCATTTTTACTAATATCGACCGAAGAACCAAATTTATCTGCAGATGACTTTAATGTAGTTAATTTCGGAGATGTTATAATACCAACTTGATTTACAATTGATCCCGTTTTTTCAAATATGTAAACTACGCCAAAATTCGTAAATTGATTGACAGTATCTTCATCTTCTGGAGCACCAACTGCTATAAATTGTCCTTCGGGACTGATCGCTACAGACGCACCAAAATCATCGCTCAAACTTGCGGCTGAACCAGATAATGTCGCCACACCAATAAAAGATGGTCCAGGTTCACGTTCAAATACATGAATTTTTCCTGTGGTATTTTCAAATGGAGAACCAACAACTATTACATTTCCATCAGATGACATATCAACGTCAAATCCAAACTGGGAAGAATTTGTATCATCTAAAGTGCTTAAAATTCCAACTTGGGTAAATGTGTCACCTGCACTTCTATCAAACATGTATACCAATCCTGTAGTAATTCCAGCATCTGGAAATTCATCAAATGGAGCACCAACTGCAATTCTCCATCCATCTGAACTCATTGCAACAGAATAACCAAAATTATCCTCAAAATCTGAAGAATATTGACCTGTTATAATACCAACTTGGGTATATCCTATACCTGATTGATCATCAAAAATATAGACAGCACCGGAGGCAGTTCCTAAACCTGCAGCATTTAATTCTTCACCTTCTCCATATGGTGAACTAACTGCCATGGTAGTTCCTCCGGCACTAATTGCTACAGAGAACCCAAATCTATCATCATTGGAAATAATAGATCCTGTAAATATTCCAACAGCAGTACTAATTCCAGTGACTTGATTTATGACTCCAAATGTTGGTATACCAGTTACACCACCAACAGGAACTGTTAATAACTCTCCCTGTCCATAGGAATAACCAGAATTTAATAATTCAACTTCTTTAACTCTGCCATCATTACCGACTCTTATGTTCGCAGAAGCGTAACTTCCAATACCAATTTCTGATGACGGACTATAAACTAAGGAAAGATTATCATATGAAAGAGGATCATCAATATCCAATTCAAATCTATCAAATCGATATATTTCAACTTCAGATTTAATCTCTGCATCTCCAGACATACTTGGTTCAATTTCCAAGTCAAAGAAGTTTGTCCCTTCAGTAATTGAAAGAATTTTACTTAAATATGTCTCCCCTTCTCTAATTGTTACATAATCAGTATAAGTGTTTATTCCAATTGCATTTGAAATACGAACTGTTGAATCACCAAGTGATGCGGCACTAAACAAATTAGTCTTAGAAAATAAATCGTATTGGGTGAAACCAGCACCAACATTTGTAATTTCTATATCAACCAGATATCCATCTTTTATCGATGAAACACCAATATGCTCTGGATTTTTTCCTCTTGATGAATTTTTAACTACTCCACCGCCAACATAAGTGCTCTTATTTGCCGAAACATTTGTTCCCGTATTTACGACAAACGATCCATCACTAAAAACTTCTAATACTTCAAATTCAAATCCAAATTTTCCAGAAGGTAAAGAAATAGTCGCTAAAACAAAGTCACCGGGAGAATTTAAATCAATATTTTTTGGTGCTGGTAATAATAATTCATTAGTATCTATTGTAAACGCATTTGAAGAACTTCCATAAACTAATGGAGAATTGACAACAGTAAAAATATTATCATCTAATAAAGTTCCGGTATTTTTAAATAAAACCAAATTACCAGCGTTTAATGTATTTGAAACATCACCTTCATTTGTAACTGTAACAATTCCTGAAGAGTATCTAGATTGTCCTGTAGATGATCTTACTGCATTAGGAGTTGAATCGACAAAAGTATGGGGAGATATTGCAAGGGGATCTTCAGTGTAACCGACATAAACAACTACGGATGATGCTGTTGGAACCTCTAAAATTTCAAGTAAGTTATTGTATGCATAATCGGGATCTCCAGTAATAGGACTTTCTTCTCTTGGATACCCAAAAACATCAGTTGGACCACCGAGATCACAATAAAATCTTAATCCCTCTTCATCTAAGAATATATAATCACCGGATGCAACTTTGATTGGTTTTGGTGTAATTGTGTTTACACCAACAAAAGTATGCTCACTTGTATCTACAGAAGCACCAGCAACAAATTCAATCGTAGTTGCTCCAATTCCACTAATTGTGGCAAATGTATCATATAATGGATCCGGATCCCCATCTAATGCAACTGGTCTGGGGTAATAAGTTACCTCAACATTTCCATCAGTAGTGCAAGTAAATCCTAAAGATTCTGGCGATAGTAGTATTTTATCACCAATTTGTAGTGGGTGAGAGTCCGCAGTAATTGCTATTGTTGCAATTCCGGATATTGGTTCATAGTCAGCATATAATGCATCGTATGAGATGCTTGAGGTGAGTCCATGAGCACCATTAAAGGTTATTGTAGATAATCCCGTAGAACCATCATAAGTCGCTGCTGTGACCGTATATGGATCACTCAGAGTGGAATTATTTACCCTCTCAAAGGTATGGTCAGAAGTATTTGTTCCTGCTGCGCCAACATCAACAACTACAGTTGTTGCTGTAGTGCTAATAATATCATAAGTTTTCCTATAATTTGCATCATTTGGACCAGGATAGTATGAAGTAGTTGCGTTTGAGTCAAGTGTGCAACTAAATCCAAGTCCTTCAGATTCTATATAAAATCTTTCAGATGTTAATTCGTGAGGTCCTATATTTAAAGTTGCAATTCCACTAATTGGTTCGTAAGTAGCATCTAAAACACTATAAATTTGGGTATCTACTGTAATTGAATTTATACCCAATCTTTTATTAAATGAACCTTGAGCATCTCCAAAAGTTCCCCCACTATTACATTTGTATATAAAGTTACGTAATTCTACTGTTTCTCCTTTATCAACATCAAATCCTGGGGCTTTTATAGTGGTTATTCCGGTATTATCAGTATAATCTCCAGAAGTTGCAGAGAATGCTCTTTTTGTATTTACATAAACATTTGCAACGCCAACACTTGGTTCAGTTACTGTAATGTATACTATATCTCCTACATTTGTTTGTTCTATTCCACTTTGGAAAGTTTTTATTGTCACTGCGGAATTATCTACATACCCAGCACTAGTATTATTTTCAAGAATAAATATGGAGTTTACCTCGTCAACATCTTCGATTAATATATTACTAGCAACAGATCCAATAGAAAGGTAATAATCATCAGCACCTGTGTCTATTCCAGCAACACTTGCCACTCTTATTCTATTAGTTGCAATTCCAGAGGCACTAATTACATTTGTTGAACTAAAAAATATAAAACTTGTAGAATCAAAGACTAAAGACCAAGCATCTACTGCAGTGGATGGATTGATATCAACATATGTATCTCCGACAGAAACAATTCTATTAAAATCATTTGAGGATATAATATTATTTCCAATACTGTCTTTAATAGATATAGAACATTTTGATCCATTTCCAGGATATTCGGAAGGATTAAAATATTCTAATTGTTTAAATAATCCATTTTCATCATCTAAATAAAATCTATTTCCATTTGGAGCAAATGTTGGTGATGAAATTCTAGTTTTTAATGTGTAAATTTCTGGTGCTCTATATCCAGATCCGGTATATCCAATTGATACAGATTTTATTGTTCCTCCTGCAGAAACATTAGCTGTTCCACCAGCAGCAACTAACGGTTGATAACCATAACCCTCAGAGGTTCCTATGGATACTATAATTCCTCCCCTTGGTATAGAAGATGAATTAATATCTTCGGGATTTGATGTTGCCTTTCCGGTAAAACTAATTGTTGTTATTCCTGAACTTTCTCCCAATCCATAGTCAATAAAATCGGGCGTTTGAAATACATTATTAATTAATACTAAAGCATTTCCTGTAGAAAACCCAGCAATATTAGAGCCTTGCTCCTTTAATACACCTTGAGTGCTTATTCCTAAAAATTGGTTGGATATATCATCTAGTAAAAAGTTTCTATCATAAGGACCAATTTCAGTGTCTTCAAATCCAGATCGTAAGAAAACTCTTCCATCAAAAGTTGAAAATGTTTCCAGACCAACATAGTCTCTATCTAGAGGATCTTTCCTTTCAAAATCAGTAGTTGGTGATTTTTCAAATGGAGGAACTGGGAAGTAAATAATACTATCAACAATTTTATATGCGCCTGTTTGCTTAACTACTTTACTCCCAGCAGAAGAGTCCTGAAGACCAGTTCCTAATAAAGGTCTTCTAACAATAAAAGCATTATTTTCATCTTGGACTAAATTGATCTTCATTATTTCTTGACCAATTCGTATTAAATCGCCAGGAAAAAATGAATTAACTCCAACAACTCTAACAAAATCAGAGACACCGGAAAGATCTTCTGCAAGCGTAGTAACAATCTCAGTATCAATTGCAGGTGTTTGTATTACATTATCGACTGTAATTAAACTTCTGGTATTTTGTTTTTCTCCTATAAATTTATGATATGTTCCTGCCCCAACAGTTGTCAGATCTAAAGGTTTAGGTATTCTTCTAAGTGCTTCTTCTTTTGTTCCAGCTACTTGTATTGTTCTTTCATCTACTGCTATAGCGTATACAAATAATGGAATTACACTAGTAATTCCAGCTTGTGTGGTCGTAGTCGCTATTCCAATAGCATTTGTAGTTCCATTTTGAAAATCATCATATTCATATAAAAGTTTTTCACCAGTCCTAAAAAAGTGATTTGGGATAGTAAATGTATTATCTGTAAAACTAACAAATCCCTGTAATTCAAATACTCTATTATATCCAATTTGTCGCTCAAAGATTAAATCTCCTCGGTGCCTTAATTCTGCACTAAGTTGAACATCAAATCTTCTTCCGACATAAAATCCAGAACCACTATTAATAATTGACATTTATCTTTATTTTAGAAACGGCCTACATTTAATTGGAATCCACTTATAGTATATTCAGTTAGTGCTGATGGAATAAATTGCAACTTAGTATTTGCTCCTTCTTGGGTAGTTGTGAATGTTCCAACACCAACAGTTCCAATACCAGCATCTGGTTTAATATCGACAATCCCAAATTCACTTATATATGAATTGAGACTATCATTTATAATTTGAATCTCTGAAGATCTATATTCTTTATTTAGAGGTCTTGTGTTAGATTCACTTGAGAATCCAAGCATTGCTTCTTCATCATCAACAAAATCATTTACGAGTAAACCAAAAGGTTGAGTTCCTTCAAATTTCCAGAGATCTGCACCTGATGCGAAATTTGAAGCAGTTCCATCTAAAATAGTTCCCCATGCTCCAATTCCGGTTGTTCCATCTCTAAATGCTACTTTTGGTGTTTGTAATTGACCACCAGTAAGGTCAAAACTTTCGAGTAAATTCCAAGAACCATTCCAATAAGAAACATTCACTGTTGTATCTTCATATGGTGCTATAAGAATAAAATCTGATAAAGTATTACCCCAAGAGTAAGTGTCAGAAATATAATCTACTAATATACCTTGAAGAATATCATCCCCACTTCCATCATTTTGTCTAATCGCAACGACGGGATCTAGATCGTAAACTGTAGTTGAATTTAATCCAGTTGGGAAATTATTATAAGCAGTTCTAGTGACATTAATAGCACTAAACGTATTTGGTGGGTAATATTTATAATTTGTTGATCCTATTCCAGTGATTGCGGGAGAAAGAATAGTATTGTCTCTTCCATCCTCACCGAGAGAAGTTATAATCACTTCTTGATCCGAGTCAAAAAATACCCATTTTCCTACAGGTGTATCTGCGGATGTTGTAAGAATACCAGAACTAAATTTACTTATAGTGACAGATGTTGAAGCAATTCCAGCAATTCCATCTGGATCTTTATCATATAATCTAACCTCCGTATCTTCAAACGGAGAGTATATTAAGAATGTGGTAATTCCCGTTGGATCACCTCTGTCTACGATAAATTGACCAAATGTTGTGGAAGCATATGACACAGGTGCCATAGTGCTTTGCTGTCCTTCCTCAATAAAATGAATGGCATTTGAACCATAATATCTGTATCCAGATTGAATTCCAATTGTCCCTCTTTCTGGATCTGTTGATGTTGTTACCACTTCTTCAACAAATCCATCCGGATCTATTGAATAAATTGTTGTGTTTGGATATATTGCGGAATATGTTACATCCGAAGAATCATCAAAAGCATACCAATCAGAAACACCATGATTTCTATCACCTAATGCATATGGAACATATGAAGTTGTTTGAATGCCACTAAGTGTGTTAAAAATATAAGAACATTTGTATTGAGTATTGTATTGAGTTACATCAACTACTTCTGGTATTTCTGTTGATATTCCACTAATAGTAAATGATGATACTTCTCCAGTTTCAAATCCAAGACTATCTGTATTTGTAAATGAACTATTTCCTACAGATATAGTAACTGTTTTTATATTATAATCATCAGTTAAATCTTCCCTTGGGGTCATTATAATGTCAAGACTACTTCCATCTTCTGACATTCTTGCACCATAAGTGCATATTCCGGGAGATGCTTCAGTTTCTTCTGTTCTTGTAGTAATTTCACCATATTCCACCAGTCTAACATTACCAACATCATCGTGCATTACAGTTATTTCATTGACTTCACGATAAGATGTGGATGCAGCACCAATTTGAACTAGTAGTTTACTAGCTCTAAATGTTGAGCCTATTCCAACAGCTGTGGTCCCTACGCCTGCAATAGATCCTTCAGGTAAAAGACCAACTTGATTGTATATATACGCTACATCACCAAATCCTAAAGTTTCAACATCAGCAGGATCATCAGTCATTTCAAATGAAACAAAATCAATTAAATAGTTGTTAATCTCAGCGTTAGTTGGATAAAATAAAAGATTTTGCTGAGTTCCAACAATGTCAGACTCATAAAATGCCATATCATAATTTGTTTCCACTCTACCATACTCATTTGATACAACGTTTACATCATTATGTGTTGTAACAAAAATAGTCGTCTGCTTATCATCTAAAAATCTTCTATCTTGCACATAGAAAAATCTTTTTATTGTTCTAATCTCAGTAGAATCCGCTCTTGCGATGACAGAAAAATTAGTTTCTCTAGGAAGAGCTTCAAAATTCTTACTAATATCATCTATACTTAATACCCTATTGCTTATTGATTCGATGTAATCTTGAAGGATTGCTGATCCAAAAACTAACTCATTTGATTTTATTGGATTTCCAAAGGTTATTTCTCTAACTAAATCAAAATCATAGTAACAATTAGTGCTAACCTCTGATATTATATCACTAAGTCCAAAAGATACTCCCGCATTTTGGTCTGTTCTTATTCCAGTAAAATCTAATCCAGAAGAGTCTACCTGCAAATTTCCAAATCTCTTATAACCAGATGTATGATTTAATGCTCCAACATCATCATTCCATTCTGTAATTGAAATTTTTGAATTTAATGCGTATGAAAAATATTGATAATAATCACTATCATGCATTCTTTGCAAGTCATTATTCAATTTTCCAGTATCAAAGTCCCATCCTTTATTAACCACAGAACTATCAGATACAACATAACCAGCATCAAATTCAATTTTAGTTAGTAAAATTGCTTTTGTTTTTGAGGATTGTCCAATTATAGTGTCGCCTTCTTCAAATGTAATTGTTTCTGCAATTTTTAAATAATCATTCGCATCATCCCATTGCTCAACCGTTCCAATTGACGTTCCTAATTCTGTTACAAGTTCTTCATCTAATATAAAATTATTTTTTTGTAAGAAAGTTTCATATGTTGGGAAGAATTTTGTTGGTATGACTCTTGCAGCTTCCGATAAAATCTCATCTACTTTATAAAAATTACTATCTTCTGGATCCAAAACATCATCATCAATATATCCACTAAAATCTATCCATATAGATCCACCGGCACCACCAATATTTGGATCAACTCTAACTACCTTATAAAAGGCAAATCCATTATTAATTGAGTTATATCCGTTACTTGTCCCACCATTAGTTTCTTCAATTGTAATAACATCCTCAATAAAAATGGTATCTCCAAGTCTAAATGGGAAATCAGCAATGGAACTATATTCAGTCGCTAAAAATATTCTTGCTGTTGGTATATTAGAAAATATTAATGCCTGAGAGTTTACGGGACTTGCAGAAACTAATGAATTATATTGCGAATTAACATCTGGATCGTCAAGATCTAACCCAGATACTGAAGTGGCGAGAATCACCTCGTCAGGATCTGATGTATCGTTAGCATCCAATATAATAGGATCTCCCTGATTCAATAATACTGGTATTCCATTACTATTATCAATGGGAATTAATTTAGGAATAACATTAGAAAGATTTTTAGTATTACGAATAATAGAAACAAAATTGTCTCCTAACTGATATGATAAAACAATATCGTTTATTCTTTCATTTGTCTTGTTATCAATAACTGCAATGTTAGGTGCAGAAAGATAATTTGTCCCTGTGTTTAATATTCTAATAAAATCTATAGAATACAAAGGTTCAACTTTATAAATTGTGGGTAATTTTGCAATCGGTCTAATCGTAAAATCGGATGGATAGTCAAACCCAATATCTCTAATATTGACTGTTTTTATTTCACCAATGGATCTACTGTTGGCACTTAATATAGCACCACTTCCGTTTGCAGATATTATAGTAGTTTTTTTGGGTAATTTGTAGAAATATCTGCCCCTATTTTTAATTACTGCTTTAAATATAGGACCAAAAGTATTTTTTGATTTTGTCGAATATTGAATCGTAGAATTTTCAAAAGTATAAGACTCAGATTCCGGATTAACAGGAATTTGATATTTAAATTCGGAATATAAAAATGGAGGAACTAAAGGATCTCTTTCAATTGGATCAAAAATTCGATATTCCCCATCATAATTACTTTTCCTTACTGTTATTCTATTATTATTAATTTCTTCAGAATCTATAAAAATACCCAATTTTTCAATGGGTATACCATTAACATCTATTGGGGTTAACTTATAATACAAATTTTTAGGTGTTTTATTTGTTACATTTAATTTTACACTTGCTCCAATATCTCCTACAGAACCTTCAAATAAAACATCAAAAGAATCTGTTTCTCCTGAAGATATATACACATGATTGAAAGAAATATCTTCAAATATGTCAAATTTAAATGCCGATATTCTTTGTGGTGATGATCCTTGCGTGAAAGAAAGACTTTCGCTTGACAAGTCAAAAAATATTGTTTGACCTTCTATTATATCAATTTCTGGATTAACGGAATATATTGTTCCATCCTCTGAAGAACCAAAATTAATAAATTGTGGGAATTCTTTCTGACTTTCAAATAAAGAAGTGGTTAACGCAAAAGTGTTTCTATCTATAGCAACAATGTAATATAATTCATTATCAATTAGACCAGAAATAGGAGAATTTGATTTATAAAGAATTTTATTTCCTGTGTTATATTTGTGATTTTCTATAGTAATTGTGTTATTTTGAACATCAACATCAGATGAAACAAAGTTCTTAGGATCTACCACTAATAATCTTGCTTCATCATTATATTCAATCACTGTAGTTTTTGTTGTAGTAGGATTAACTGATATTTTAATAATATCATTTTCCTTTAACCCATGAGTAGAAGAAGTTGATACAGTTACAATACTTTGTGATACTTTAGCAGTTAATATATTTGGTCTCTGTGTTCTAAAACTTGATGATGTATTAGTAGGTTTATTTAAAAAATATACTAATGCATCATTTCCATTTTCAAGAGATACTATATTACCAAGAGAATCAATCCCAACTGGCCCTGTAGATATTCCTATTAAATCTTCAGACAATTTAACAGATCTAACTTTGTCTGTGGATTCTATAAAAAATTGATTTTCTGTAGTTCCATCTGGACTTACAATAATAGAACTTCCCGTATATGATAGAATCTCATTAGTTTCAAACCCATGATTAGGAATGTAAATTGATCTTGTTGGTATTGTTATAGAAGTAACTCCAACAGATTTTGGATATACAAAATAATTTGATGTTGTTATTCCAGGACCAAAAGAATCACCAACTCCAAGACTCTCAGATGTATTAAAGTGTTTAGTGAAATTTGTTTCATAATTATAATATGTTTGTATTCCTAAATTGGTACTAAATTTTCTAGGATTCTCAGATAAACGAGTTCCTGTAGAAAATCCAGCAATAGATGTATATGAATTATATTCTCTCAATACACGTATTGTTTGAGTTTGTGGGTATATATTTAAAACTTTTACTTCTTCAAATTCATTAGAAGATGATCCCGGATCAAATATTTTATAGATATCATTTTCACGTATAGATGTCTTACTTAAATTTCCAGAAACAGAAAAATAAGTAGTTAAACCAGTAACGGAAGAAACATCAACAAAATCTGTTAACAGCAAAACATTAATAGAAAAATTTATATCTTTAAATACAACTCTTTCTATAGGTGTAGATATTGAAACGATATCTCCTGAGGTATACTCATGAGGTTCGTCTACAAAACCAACTACTTCCGTTCCTGCACCGTATTTTGCAAATTCTACATTATTAAAAGAAGATCTGGAAATAGATAGGTCTCTTACAGATTTACCTTTAATTTCTTCAATTTCTGCCGTAGCATTTTGCCCAATTACATCTGAATTTTCAAAATTAATTCTATCTCCAACTTTGTAGTTATCACCAGAAACAATAATATCTACTGTTTCTAATTCTCCATATGTTGCGTATTTAATCTCACTAATTGGCGTTTTAACTTTATTTGGAACCAATAAGTATTTGTAATCACTAAAATCTTTGTTGTTTATATTATATGGTGTTGTATTTCTATACCATTCTGTTTTATTTAAATCTATATCATCTTGATTTGAAAAAACATCAAAGTTAAAATCTATTGGTTTTGATTTATACTTATTACCGATAACATATGGAAAAGCGGAATTAAATAACCCAGTATTTAAATTTCTTGGTTGAGTAGTGTCTATGGAGCAAAAATATGCATATGTTCCATTTGGAAATTCTGGAGTTTTGCAAAATCTTCCATTGTTTTCATCAAGATCTGATCCTAAACTAGAATCATACTTATAGTCTTCAACAAAAAATCCATCCGGATATATTGCCCTAGACGGTCCACCTATTCTATCTGGAGATTCAATTAATTTATATCCACTAGTTAACGCTTTTATTGTCCCAGATTGACCATTTGCATATCCATATGGACCATATATTGGATTTCCATCATATGCCCAACCGACAATTGGAGAATGACGTTTTTCACCTCCCAATTCATCAGATAAACTGTCTAAAAATGTATTTCCTTGCAAATAATCGTTATAAACTAATTCTCTAAGTTTTTTGGGTAAATATATGTGAGAATATTGAAGTCCATATTTATTATTTAATCCAGAATATACAAATCCTTCATCATCAGTAATTCTGTCCGTTAATTGATACCTCTTGAGTAGATTAACATTCCACGATTTAATACTTGTTGATATTTTAAGACCCTCTCCACGTTCTATGATATCAATAGTGGTAGTTTCTGGTTTATAACCAGATCCAGAATAAAGAACTTCAATTTGTTTTATTTTTTCATCTTCTAAAATTGGAATTAACTCCGCACCAATACCATCACCTCTTACAACTATATCTGGTGTTGATGTATAGTTAACACCAAAATTTGTCATTAATACTTCAGCAATTCCACCATTACTAATGATTGGTATTGCTGAAGCATTAGAACCTTTTTTTACATTAACATTTGGTTGTTTTGAATAATTTAATACATCGAGAGAACCATAACCACTTCCTCCATTCGCTAAAAATAAAGATTCTATTTTTCCTCTAAAAATTGGAATAAATTTTGCATTTAAATCAGTACTTCCAAACGTTGATACACCAACAAGACCTTCTATTTTTACATTAATGGGTTCATAGTTAAAAAATAATCTTCCACTACCTATTCCAGTAATATTAACATATTGTTTTGTTTGAAATAGGAAATCTTTAGGTGCTTCAAATTCAACTTGGTCTGTATAAATTTCTGATAATTTTATATTATTGTCGTCAATTTTTGTTACATAATAAGAAGTGTTTTCTTGAACTCCTCCTATTGTAACTGGAATGGGTTGATCTTTACTAGTTGGATTACCATTTTCATCAAAATCTCTCAATTCTTCTGCATAATGTTGAATCAATTCACCACTAGAAAATCCATGATTTTTTATTGTTATAACGTTTGTTATTTGATTAACATTTTCTCGTATTGTTGATACTTTTTTATTTTGATATCCTTCTCCGGGAGAAATGATCCGTATACTACCAATTTTTGATTTATTGAATGCAGATCTTATAAAATGGATTCCACTACCATAACCAGTGATATCTACAGTGTTTATTCCAACACTAGCGTCTTCTCTTGATTTATGTAATTTTATATTACTAGCGTCAACTACTGATATAATATATCTACTCTTGTCCTGCAATCCCGGTATTGGATTAGTCGTCCCACTAATGTATATAATCTCCTCAAACCTTTGAAAATTATGAAATGTAGAGAAACCAATAATATCATTATCAATATCCATTATATTTTCTAAAGGTTGGAATGGAATTTCATATTTAAATGATTCCATTATCGGTTCAACTAATGCACCAGATCCATTTCCCCCAGTAACGAATATTTTTGGAATTCCAATGTAGTTAAATCCTGGATATCTTAAGTCTATTCTTTCTAAACTTCCAATTACGTTGGGGAAAACTTCACATCCAGTTCCTATTGTCCCTAAAGTAAGTAAATTATTAAATATTCTTATTTTTGTTCCACCATTTCCACCTATACCTAAAGAAGTTCCACCGCTTCCTCCTACTGATAGTAAAAGTCCATTTATTCTTACAGTTGATCCACCTGTTTGATTAATGTATAATTTATTTTCACCTAATAATAAATTTTTTCCATCTATTATAATTTCCTCTCCACCATCTCCATCATAAGTTACAACACTTCCACCATCAGATACACCAAATTTTATCGGAATATCATTATAAATTAAAGGAATTGAGTTGGAAGCGTTAAATGTTATAGATGCACCTCCAGAATCACTAATTGTAATAATTGGGGGATTTATAACATCATAATTAGATCCTGGAGAGGTTACATCAATCCTCTCAATTTCACCATAAAATAAATTACTTCTTGATTTATAATTTAGTATTTCAACTCCATTTACAAACATTCCCACGGGACCTGGAATTGTATTAAATTTAACTGTATCTTGTATAGGATCTGAAAATTTTCTAATTAAATTTTGCGGTGATATTAATTGTGGTTTTAATTTATCGGTAGAATTTAAATCTGTATTAGAAAAATCATAAAACTGTAAAGAACATGAAGCATTAGTTATCTCTGGAACCGTGTTTGGTGGTATTACTAATGGAGATACATATTTTTCATTTACTATATTTGATCTACTACTTGATAATTTTATCCCATATGGATCTCCAACAGACTTAAATTCCTTAACGTAGTAAATTCCATCTGGAATTGGAGAAGTTTCATCTAGAGATCTAAATACAATTTCATCTCCGGTATAAAATCCATGTTCTTTGGGAGATACAAGAACACCATTAATATCAACATCAAAAATAACAAAATATGAATAATCTATAGTCCCATCGGCAAAAAAGATAGATTCTACTAAATCATCTCCAGATGTCCCTAAAGGATTAATTTTTTTTCCAAATAAGAAACTACCAGAAACTGATCCATCTTGAATATTCAGTTCGATTGCTCCAGGAGGAACTGAATATGATGGTAATGATGGTGAGGAGACATAAGTTGATTGATCTTTACCGATATAAACATTTTGAACATTTGAATTATAGATGTTCAATTCTGGATAATTTTCAAATAATCCTTTTGAAAGATATTTTGTAATCTTATAAGATTCTAGTTTAGGGACTCTGAATGTAATTGGATTAACATCTCCAATTAACTGCTGTATTTGACTTGGAATATCAGATTCTATTCTTACAATTATACTTTTTTTAGTAGTTACTGATTTTACAAATAATTTAAGTTCTGGAGATTGATCAAAATAAAATTCATCACATGCGAAAAAATTATGTTCTCCTGCGAATGTTATTTCATACTCGAAAAGTGCAGAATCTTTTTCGATAACTGTTTCTACTTGATATGTAATTGGAATATTAAAAATCCATTTATTATCTCTAATTTTTTTAGATTCTTGTCCTAATGATCTAACTTTTATTTTATTTCCACTTTCATAAAGATAAGTTTTTTCGTTTTGTTCAAAATCTGAAAGAACACCAGAAACTCTTATTCTAATTAAATCTGAACCTACCCCACCCGAGAATCCATATGCATAAGCATCCGAAAATACTTCACTTTCTGGTTCTAAATCATTTAAAATATTCTCAACAATATTATCAATGGTTGAACATTCTAAAAATTGATTTAAAGTTTTTGATTTATACTCAATATTAAATGTAGATGTTATATTAGTTGCAGGATTTTTTACATTGACTACTAAATTTCCAGAATTTGGAAACCCAATAGTGCTGTCTACATCAATTGTAGTAGAACCGGAAAAAACTTTTTCAATAATTCTTGTTTTGGGATGAATTGAAAAACTACTAAAAAGAGTTCCTCTAAAATTAATGTCTCTTTCATATCCATCATCAATACTGATCACATAGTAATCTTTTTCATCTCTTCTAATTTTTTCAACGAATGAAACCGTTCCCCTTGCCGGATTAATAAACCCAAAATCATCTTGAAATAAGGTTTTATTGATTAATTCTTCCGGATTTCCCTCAATTGCTTCGGCTACAATATTTTTTACTACTTTATAACCAGCATTGGAAGGTTCTATTAAATAATCTCTTGGTTTAATTACATCAACATCAGATCCATAAAGGACCGAAAATAAAATTTTAAAGGAGTTATCGGTTCCTTTTGATGAGTAAAAATCCTTTGATTGTTTTATAAAGAGAGACTCATTGAGATCAGGATTTAAAGTTCTATCTTCAAATCCAGGTAAAAATTGAGTCTTTATTTTTTGTAAGAATTTTTTAAGGTATATAGAAGCAAGATTTTTTACTTCAGAACGTATAGAGTGTTCTTCTGCATTGGTGGATGAAAAATTTAATAAATCAGTTCCATCTTCTCCAAATCCAGTTACACCGGAAAATCCTCTAGCACACTCTAATAATGTAAATCCATCATATTCTACATTTTGGATTTTTATTTTAGTCGTATTTTCACTTATAGACTTGTATAAAATTATTTCATCATCGATTTGAATAAAACCATACCTTAGTGGAAGGGATTTTCTATTGCCATTTTTTGAATATATTAAAATTTCATCAGTATTATCATCTAAAGTATTTTTTACGACTGTTCCAAATAATTGTCCGGTCTCATCTATAAAATTCTTTTCGGATATTGATGTGCTGTTATCTAAGAATATAGTTACTTCATCAAAAACATTAACAGTAAAACTTTTCCCATTAAATGTATCAAGTTCAACACCAAGATCAATGTCTTGTTGCGATGGGCCTGGAGGTGGTGCAGTAGGTGAAAGAATAATATCAACCGTATCACCATCAATTAAATTATGAGGTGTTAATGTTGTTATTTTGACTAAATTAATTCCTTCAAAAATAGTAGTAGAGTTTTTTTCAATTTTAGTTATTTTTTTTGGTTCATTATAAAGATAAAATACATCCGCAAGATTACTAAGTGAATCTAATTTAATATAGTCATTAATATTTGAAATTATATCATTAGGGCCAAAATTAGTCTCGGCATACTTGTAATATTCTTTTAAAAATTCTACTAAAAGGGGATATTCTATTCTTACAAATTCGGGAAGTTGATATTCAACAATAGAACTCGTTTTAATGCTTGTCTTTTTCATATTAATTTCTAATTATTGTGTTTCTATCGGAATAACTAGACGAAAATGTAAAAGTGGAACCTGATAATTCAGAACCAGAACCAATAGAGTCTGTAATAACATTAACTACTGATGAACTAACATCTAATTGTAAATAAAGGTCCTGTAAACCAATAACATCGTTTGATTTTGGTGTTGTAGATATTTCTACAATATTTTCACTTCCAACTACTTTAGTCGTTTGAATAATATTTATTGGATATAATATAACCTCACCTTTAATATAATCTATGTCTCCTGCATTTTTTCTAAGTATTATTGGTTCCTTTTCTTCATTTAATTTAAATATTACTAATTTACCCTTTTTTAAATCACTTCCAGGAACATCTCCAAGATACACTGTTCCCGAAATTCCACTAATTTCAAATCCAGTACTTCTTATGTTATAACCTTTTTCGTTACTAACATAAAATTCATTTCCAAAACAAATTTCATATCCCGCAAATTGATTTAATTGAGCTCTAAGGTCTCTTCTTATTTGTATTTTAGAAATATTTGATGTTATAGAATTACTACTATTATCAACTACTGCTTGATACTTACTATATTTAAACCTAGCACCATATCTATTCAGGTCATCAGATTTTGAATAAGTATTTAAATTACTGTAAATTAAATTTTGAAGATCGGATGCACTTGAAAATCTTGATGGGTCAAAATAAACATTAGTAGTTGCTTCAACATAAAGATATTTTAAATCTAAAATTTCTGGGGATATTCCAGCAACTGAGTATTTGCGAAGTTCATTTTTTATATTTTCTTTAACAAAATTTGGTATAAATTGACCATTGACAGGTTTAATAGTAATGAAAACTTTACCATACTGAGGAGGATCTAATACTTCTCCCCCAAAAACAGAAATAGACTCAGTTTCTTCATATATTTGAGGAACTAATACTTCGTAATCTGTTGCAGTGACAGCTCTATACTGAGAAGCGTATATTCTAGGTGCATAATTTCTTATAGAATTTACACTTTCTATTTCTTGTGCATTTCTAGATCTTGCAATAGTATCTATTACCGAAAAATCAGAAGTAACTATTGCTGCATTATTTGTTAAAGTTCTTCCAGAGTATGAAAATCTATCAATGCCATTTGCATCTGGACCACTTGAAACGCAATAAGTAACTTCGACTAAACTCAGATTTTCTAATTTTCTACCAAAAACATTATCACCAAAAATCAACTCATAACGTTGATCAGATATTTCTTGGATGAAAAATACATTCGACGTTGGTTTAACATCAAATAAACTATCTGCTAAATTATATTTTCTTACAGTAGTTCTGTCACTACCATCTCTGACACTGACTCTTATTGTAGATACATCTATATTTGGATTTCCAAGAATTATTTTTTGATTTGGAATATTAAAGTCTATCTCAAAAATTTCACTTAAATAAGTTCCCTCTATAATCTCAATTTCTTCAAAATTTACTTCATCATTTAATACTGGTCTTGTTATATCATCTAAAACATTAAATGTATAATTACCTCCAGTAAATGCTAATCCTTTAGTTAATGTTAATGTGACTGGTCTAGTTCCAATAAACTCACTTACATTCACAGTATAGGATATATTAGCTCTTGCACAAGTCCTGGACTTCGGGACATATCCTATATTCCTTGCTAAAGCAACAATATTTTCTCTTAACGTCGCACTATCGATAAAAACTTCGTTGCTAATCATGTTAGCATTATACGAAGTTATATAAGTGTTGTATGCGAGGACATCAATAACAGTAGATAATGCAGATCCTTCAAAATCATAATCGGTAAATTCCGAATTAGATCTTAAAAAGTCTTTTATCGATATTTTGATTTGATCAAAATCTATGTTTGAAAAATTTACTAATGCCATTTATCGATTTGGCTGAAGTGCGAATGATATTTCTTGAGGTTGGTCTTCTAATCCAATAATGTCATATTTTACTGTAACATTAAATTCTAATGCCTCATAATCATTTGCAACTTCTACAGAATCAAGTTTTATTCTAGGTTCGTATAAAGAAAGAGTATATTCGATTTGAGATTGAATTTCGGATGATGTAACAGTATCAAATTGCTCAAAAACAACTCTAGTAACGTCTGAACCAATTTTTGGCTCAAAAAATCTTTCTCCTGGAAAAGTTGCAACTAAATTTCTCACAGAACGAGCAATTGCTTGTGCATTTTTAAGTTTTAACAAGTCACCATTAATAGGATTTGACTTAAATGTCATACTTAAGTCAGTAAAACTTTTACTTACTCGTTCTAAAGGCATTAGAATATAGCAATCTTGGATTATTTAGTATACTTATCAATATTTCATCCAAAAATCGGTTCTGTGCCATATTCCCAATCATCATAATCATCATCATTACGAATTTTTTCATGCAAATCTTTAGATTTCTTGAATTTATGCAAATTTTTGCGATTTTTTTCGTGATCCAACTCTCTTAAGAGGATTTGATGCTGATCATTCGCCAAATTGTCTAAAAAATCGTGGTTTGGTGTCATTTTTGCCTCCCAGTTGTAATCTGTTACTAAATGTATCGTGCCAAATTCAGATTTCATGATCCCAACATTACGATCTACTGGTGAATTTGCCATTTTTCTCCTGATTTTGTTAAAATCAGAACTTTTTACGGGGTTTCTATCCCGATTTTAAGATTCTTCAGGAGTTTTCCAAAAATATTCGTCCGTATCACCAAGTCTTCCCCAGTCAATTCCGTTTTCAACTTGAAAATAACGTGTAGAAACCTTAAAATCGGGTATTTTTGGTTCTTGTGGAGTCAAACTGATGTCATAAACACGACATCTGTTGTTTGGATAGAGTGCGAACTGTCCATTATTTAGTTCAATAAGGTTAAATGACTTATGTTCTTGAGGAATTTCACTTGTAGAGTAGTCAATTGTGTCAGCATCGGGGTGATAATTGTCTAAAGTACACACATATGACCCCTTTATGCTTCCAAAATGCCTCGTTCTAACCTCCCATTCCATCGAACCGACAAATTGCTTACAAATATTAACGACTCCGTAGTCCATACAATTCCAAAACTGGAGGTTTGGTAGGTCAAGATCGGGATCTGGGGTCTCAGGACGACTCAGGAAGGCACTGATGGGCAACTTATCATACATTGCAGCGTATTCTGGTAGATAAGTCTCAAAGTAAAATGCTCTTCCGGGTATGGATTTAGCAGATACCCATACTCCTTCAACAAATTCACCCTCTCCTGATTGAAAATCTGTCAAATATTCCTTTCTTACCCATACCTTCTCTGAAGGCATGTTGCATATTAGTTCAGACATCCTTAGAGATTAAAGCATTTTTTTGTATTTATCCGTAGAGAGGCGTTAAAAGCGATTTTTATAAGACCTCATAAACCCCCATAAGATACAAAAAACCGGGGATTACTCCCCGGATCTTTGTAGGGTATTTATCGACCCTGCCCACGATAACGTTTGCGAGCTTTGTTCCTGCTGGTTGCTGCATACTTCGTGTGTTGCCCAGATCCCTGTCGGGTTTTTTTGGGTTGACTTTCGATGAATACAGTGCCGAGCAGTGATTTTTTAATCGCAGCCATTAGTCAGTTACCTCCTCAAGTTCAAGTAGATCAGGATTGAATCCTCCGTCATTATAGAACTTCTCTGCCAGTTCGTCAAGGATCTCTGTGGACTTCTCATAAGAGACCGCTTTGTGAAGAACCTGCCCGTCATAGATGATGTTGAACTTTGTCATCAGATTACTCTTGTCTTCTCATGTCCAACACGGATTCTAGGATCACACCAGATCTTAAATCCAGCATCAATGGCATCTAAACAGAATGAAACATCCTCACCACACATGTCTTCCACTTCACCAGATTCAAAACTCTGTAACTTAGGTGCAAACCATGGATATCTCATTTGCTCATGCTCAAAGACTCCATTCTTAATCATGACCCAACCAAACCCAGTATAATCAACTGTAAATGGTTTTCTACGCTTACTGATACCTTCGACCATCTCATGATTCATGACTCCACCATTATTACGGAAATCATCTTCTTCTAACCAATGAGCAACTGATGTTGTCTTACCATCTTCTGTAGAATACCAACCAGCAGCAATGGGACGGTCTTTCTCTGGATCTGCCTTAAGACTACGAGAAATTACATTTCCATTCTGATCTTGCTTTTCAATGAATACTGCTTTCTTCTCCATCTCTCCGTTCTCATTCTCTTCTTCCTTATAAATCACTGCATCATGAGGGAACGCAAGATCACATAATTGCCAAAATTTATCTGAGTTGAAAACAATATCATTATCAATCCACAACTGATAATCATAAGGTAACTTACCGTCCCACGGAATCTGATGAGGTCCTCTGAGAACATTCGCACCTAAACACTTACATCTTGCGAAGTTCACCATAGAACTATAATCTTGTGAGATCTGTATATTCATCTGATTTTGCACAAGATCAAAGCACAGTTGAACGAATGATTTGAGAAAAGCATACGAACATCCTCTGCCAGGTAGGCAGAAGACTATCGATTTACCTCTCATTCTTTCTTTGATCTTTGCATAATCCCATTCTTGTGTGGATGCTGAAGATCCTCCACCTTTAGGCGGTTTTGCCTTTACTGTAAATCCTTTTGCCATAATTCTTTCAAACCTTCAATGTTATTTTAATA